TGGGGATTGACTGAGTTGATGGTGAAAAAGAAGGGTGAGGGGTTTGTGCTGATAAGGGGGAAATTATTTAGGTAAAATTTGTACTTTTACAAATAAAATAGAAATAGATGAATCTTCTCAAGGCATTTAGAACTAAGGAGCTAGGCTTACCACAGGCGTTGCAATGGCAGTATATAAAGGGGGTTTGGATGCCTTACGATGCAAAAGACAGCATATTTATAGATAAGGCGTATAAGAGTATCCCTGTAGTACAGTCTGTGGTTTCTAAGATTGTAGAGAAGTCTGCTGATGCTCCTGTGATGTTGTATAAGGTCAAGGACAAGCGATTTGCAGAGAAGTACTTTGCTAAGAAGAAGTACTTGAAGAACAAGGAGAATGCTACGGAGTTGGCTAAGCTTAGAGTTAAGGCGTTTGAATCTATTGAGCAGCATCCGTTCTTGGAGCTGATGGATAAGCCGAACCCGACTAGCACAGGCAGACAGCTGAGAGAAGAGGTTGCAGGGTATCTGTTGATTACAGGGAATGCGATTGTGTATGCGAGCGTGCCTGGGGTTGGATTACGAGCTAAGCAGCCTGTAGAGTTGTGGAGTGTGCCGAGTCCGACTGTGAAGCCTGTAATGTCAGGAGAAAGAACACAGCCGTTGGCAGGGTATGCGATTACATATAACTTTGAGAATATCATCCCTAGAGAGCAGATAGCACATTTTAAGTACTTTAACCCTGTTTCTGAGTGGCAAGGATACGAGAGTACGTTCTGGGGGTTGAGTCCACTAAGAAGTAGCTTGAATGTAATTTCTCAAAAGAGATTTGCAGATGTAGCTCAAGGGTCGTTGTTTGCTAACATGGGTCCTAGCGGTATTGTTAGTGGTAACGCTAGACACGCAGATCAGTCAGAGTTGACTGCCGAGCAGGCTGTAGCGATTAACGATTCGTTCAGACAGAACCACATGGGTGCGCATAACGCAGGAGACATTGTTGTGACTCCTAGTGACCTGAAGTGGGTGCAGATAGGCTTGAGTCCTGTGGACATGGGTATCTTGGACTTTAATCAGGACTTGGAGAGACAGATTGCTAATATCTACGGATACCCGTCTCAGTTGTTGACTCCGCAGGGAACATTGGCAAATAGTGAGACAGGTGACACTAGAGTTGTGACTAACTGCGTATTGCCATTGTTGAGAAAGATGGATGATGTGTGGACTAAGATGGCTAGAGAATGGTATAATGACAACACCTTGGTTGTGATGTCAGACACTGACGTTTATCCTGAATTGGAAGGTGATAAGAAGGAGTTGGTACATTGGATGCGTCAGGCAATGGTATTCAGTCAGGATGAGATTAGAGAAGCTCTAGGATATGGAACATTGGTAGATGAGACTCAGGTGTTGGTACCTACGAACTATATGCCGTTGAGTGATATGCGAGGAACTGATTTAGAAACAGAAAACATAGACAGAATAGACACGGAAGATGAAGACGAAGATATTGACCAAGAACTTTGATCCTCTAAATGGGAAGATAACAGTTAAGGCTCAAAGGTTGACAGACGAATACAGCTGTTGGTGCAAGGCTCAGGACTATACGTTTGAGTTTGAAGAAGGAATCGGTAAGAAGGAAATAATAGAGCAGACTATAAAGCTGCTATCTATGATGCCATGATAATAACGGAAGAAGAGTTTCTAAGAGCAGAGGTCGAGGATATGAACTTGACTATGCATAATGTAGCGTTTGTAAACCTAGCTACTAGTGTTGCGGAGTACTGCAAGAAGTTTAACGCAGAGAATGTAATTGACTACGGATGTGGCACAGGAGTTTATTCTGAGGTAATGCGTCAGCATGGATATGATATTATGGCCTTGGATGTGTTTAAGAGTCACAGGGACTACTGCAAGAAGGAATATCCTGAGTTAAAGGTGATTGCTAGACCAAAGGTTGCTGACTTGATGTTGTTTATTGAGGTTGCAGAACACATGACTGATGATGAGATTTTTAAGGCTGTGGATTTTATAGAGCCACGATTGATAGTATTCAGTTCTACTCCTCATAAAACGCCAAATGATGAGGCATGGGGACACATTAACATTAAGGATGAACCAGAGTGGATTGAGTTTTGGAATGGTCTAGGGTATAAATTACTAGAGAAGCCACAAACACCTACAGGATGGACTCTGATGCTAGAAAAAATTTAATCTATTTCATCTACTACAATGGTAAGCTAGGACATTACCATGTATTGAATCTAAAGCTCTTAGAGGTTTATTGGAAGGTCTTTGATGGTCAAAGGATTGTCAAGATAGCAGTAGATGGTAACTATAGTTTGGCACCTATTGTGGATATGTTGCCTAAAGATTGCGAGTATCGAGTTGTGAGAAATATCAGCACAACAGGAGAAGCATACCACTTCTTAGAATCTTTGGTAGAAATAGATTCAGGCATGACATTCTATGGTCATTGCAAAGGTGTTACACGGCCGATGTGGCGTGGATTAGACACATGGATTACTCACTTGTATAGAAAGAATTTAGATAATGTTCCTACGCTTGGCGATAAGATATTTGCAGGTGTGCTTGGTAAGCTGTTGCCTTGTCCTCCTTATGTACCTGAAAGTTTCCACTATAGTGGATCGTTTTATTGGATGGATACAAAGAAGGTTAAGAGTAGGCTAAAGAAATTTACTTTGGACAAGTATTTAACTGAAAGATTCCCTGCAATAATTGCAAACAAGGAGGAATGTATCTTTGGATATGGCACTACTGACAAGAACTTAAATTTCTACGATGAGAGAACATGGAGAGAAATAAGAAGGTAGTATATACTGTACTTCTAGGAGGATATGATGAGATAAGTCCTGCTCCTAAGTTTGAGGGGTGGGACTTTGTGGTATTTACCGATGATTTAAAGTTGAATGTTGATGGGTGGAATATATGCTATGTAGAAGGCGGTAAAGATTTACATAAGGAATCTAGGAAGTATAAGTTCTTATCTCATGTGTATCTAAGTGAATACGATTTGGTCTGCTACATTGATGGGAATGTTAAGCTGATAGCAGAGCCTCCTAGTAATCCGATATGGTTTACCCATAGAATGCACAATAGTGTTTATCAGTATGCCATGACTAGGTCTATTGATTTAGACATGGTTAAAAGGCAGATCAGGTACTACATGGAGTTAAGATTCAGCGACAAGGGAGGATTGTATCACAACAATTTCTTTGTGCGTTCGAATCGCAACGATGTGCAGAATAAGTTGATGGAGAAGGTGTGGGATATTGTTAACGAGCATACTGCTGTTGATGAGTTAGCAGTTCCGTTTGCTATGTGGGTTACGCAGTCACGGATGGAGAACATTCAGCATCAGTCATTGCAGAGTCGATACATTAAGGTTAAGGCACATAAGAAGCAGCTTGAGGACAAGAAGAATGTAAATGTGCATCACATCACCCCTGGGAGATCAGACAAGAACATTGGAAAGGCTATAAACGATATAATCGAAACGCTACCTGAGAACGATTGGATTTGTCTTAGGGACATTGACACGCTACCGATGTATCACGAGAAGATTTATCAGCAATGTGAGGACATAGCTAGAGCAGGAGAGTTTGATCTAGTGGGTTGTATGACTAACCGATTGGGATTGCACTATCAGCTAGTAGGAGGAAGGAAGAGCAACGATTCTAATATATTAAATCACAGAAAGATTGCTGTGGAGCTATATAACAAGCATGGAATCGAGATTATGCCGATACAGCAGGTGATTGGTGGATTGTTTATGTTGTTTCCTAAGAGTATGTGGAGGCAAGTTGGTGGATTCCCTGAGGGAGGTATTCAGATACAAGGGCATTTCTTTGACTACCACTTCTGCAAGAAAGTTATGCAACACAGATTAAGGATTGGTATCGCTAAAGGTATATACTTGTTTCACTACTATAGGTTTGAGCATGGAGAGGATACAAGGAAGGCAATTAGTCATCTTCTATGAGTTTGTTACTTTAATAGTTTTTTTCAATCTTTGTGTATGGAATTAATTAGCATAAAAAACGCTGACAGCTATTCAGACTATCCTGAAGCAGTTAGAAACAATGCAAAAAGAGTTCTGAAGTTTGTTGAAGAGAATGGCTGGGGACCATGCGGAACTGATGTAGGAAAGCAGAGAGCCAACCAACTAGCTAAAGGAGAAGCCCTTAGCGTAGATACAATAAAAAGGATGTACAGCTATCTAAGTAGACATGAAGTTGATTTAGATGCTTCAACTTCTTACGAGGATGGATGCGGTCTTTTGATGTACGATGCCTGGGGAGGAAAAGCTGCTCTATCATGGAGTAGAAGTAAACTAAGAGAATTAGGAGAAATAAAAGAACAGAACGCAAATATGCTTACTAAAGGATTAAATCAAGGCTTTCAAGATGCAGACATGAAGCAAGGTATTGTTTCAGGTTACTTTGCAATGTTCGGAAATAAAGACCTAGATGGTGATGTCATCGAAAGAGGTGCATTCACTAAGACTATCATGGAGCGTGGACCTCAAGGCAAGAAACTTATTAAGTACTTGCTAGACCATGATTCTAAGAAATCTGTAGCTCTTATTACTAACCTAGACGAGGATATGAAGGGCTTGAGATATGAGGCTAAGATTGGCACTCATGCTCTTGGAGTTGACTTCATGAAGATGGTAGAATCAGGGCTTATTAACCAACATAGCTTTGGATTCTCTGTGCCAAAGGACAAGCAGTACTTTGACCAGAGCAGAAAGGCAAATGTTATTAAAGAAGTAATTATGTTTGAAGGATCAGCAGTACAATTTCTAGGAGCTAATCCTGAGACTACATATATCGACCTAAAGTCAGAGTCTGACGCATTCGAGTACCTAGAGAAACTTGAGAAGTTTGTAAGAACTTCAGATGCTACTGATGAGACTTTGGCAAAACTAGAAGAAAGACTTAAATCACTTTATGAGACTATGAAGCCAGCACCTGCTACTTCAGAGGAGGATGAAGCCGAAATAGAAGCACAATTAATTATCGAATCACTTAAATCTACATTTAGAAATCATGGCAGAATTGCAAATTAAGGAAGTTCAGGACTTCCTAGCAGAAGAGTTAACTACTCTTAAGAAGAACTTCTCTACTGAAAGAGAAAAAGACGTTGCAGGATTTGACGCAAAAGTTAAAGACGCAATGGACAAATTGACTGCTGATATGCAGGCAAAACATGCTGACATCCAGAAAGAAATGGATTTGGCTTTGGCTCAGGCTAACGAAAAAGCTGCTCAGAAGGTTGAGCGTAAGAACTTCGGATGGTCTTTGCATGAGACTTTGAAGGCTAACCACGCTGATATGGTTAAGAACGTAAAGTCTGGTAAGGGCATGGAAATGACTATGAAAGATTTCAACTATTCTGACTTCACAGGATATGAGCCTTTCGTAACTGACTTCCGTGATCCAATCTTGGTGAAGTATGAGTCTTTCCACTACAGAAACATCCTTCCTGGTGGAACTATGGCAGGTGAATTTGTTAAGTATCCAAAGGAGAACGCTACTGTAGGTGGTGCTAACACTTGGGCTTATGGTGATGGTGCTAAGCCTGAAATCGAGCCTAAGATGACTACTTACCAGGCTGATGCCGAGTGGATTGCAGGTCTTATCAAGGGAGTTCCAATCTCTATGATTGAGGATTTGGCTTGGATGACTTCATTCTTGCAGAACAAAGGTCGTGCTGAATTGTTGAAGAAGGAAGATACCTTTATCCAAGGTTTGCTTCTTGACGCTGCTAACTCTGAGAACTACAATGGTTCTAAGACTATCAGCATCGAAATCTTGATTGATGCTGCTTTGCGTCAGTTGAAGAACAACCTTCACACTCCAACTGGAATCGTGTTGAGCAACCAAGATTATGTAAACATCTTGTTGGGTAAAGCTGCTGGTTCTGGTGAGTATGACTTCCCTGGTGTTGTAACTGTTAATCCTTTGACTGGACAGTTGAACGTAGTAGGTATCCCTGTATTCTCTAACTCTTACCTTTCTCAAGGAACTGGTATCGTTGGTGATTGGAACCAAGCTCAATTGTTGACTCGTCAGGCACCTCGTATCAGATTCTTCGATCAGAACTCTGACGATGCTGAGAAGAACGTAATCCTAGTTCGTGTTGAAGAGAGAGTTGCTCTTCCTGTGTTCTATGACAACGCCTTCATTAAGGTAACTTTGGCTTCCTAATTAGGAATCACTAGTTTGAATTAAGAGCCTTGGATTTTTCCAAGGCTTTTTTATTATCTTTACAACATGGCAGGCTACGAATATAACGAAGATATGCTTGGCGATATATTGCCAGTATATGACTATCAAGGTGCAACAGGACTACAAGTAACTTTCACTAGTGAGGCTAGTTACGTTGAACCTTACAACATTGAGGACTTTAAGGATTACGCAAGGATTGACTTCGATACAGATGACAACTTGATTGCTTTGTTTCTAAAATCTGCAAGACAGAACATTGAGCAGTATATGCAGAAGTCTCTTGGTATCAGAACCATTAGGTTAATTGCTCTGCACCTGCCTAAGAACTACAAGTTGCCTTATGGTCCAATCACTTCTATCAGCACAGCAGGTTACACCTTATTTGGTGATTTGCTTAAAGAAGGTGGAAAAGACATTGACATTAGCTATGTAACCAATGCTAGTTTGGTAAACGAAGCAATAAAGCAAGCAATCTATCGTCAGGCGTATCACTATTATGAGTACAGAGAAGAGTATTCTAAGCCTGATTTGTTGAATGAGGTTAAATTGCTTGTAAATCCATACAGAAGAATTGTATTCCCATGATGCGAGAGAAAATTGCATTTAAGCGTTCTGTGCAGACTCAAGACCCTGTAACAGGTCAGTTGATTAACACGGTTTCTACTTACTACGAGCCTAAAGGAGCTAGTGTGCGAGAGATTAGTGCTAGTGCTGATACTGTTATACAGAAGCAGGACTTGAGTACGTTGATTGAGGTTGTAATAAGATACAATCCTTCTGTTGCCATTATCAATGGAGATCAGATTGAGTGGAGAGGTTTTTACTTTACTTCTATGGCTCCTAAAGTTGACCCATTGAGAAGGTATATTACTATACGAGCATTCTCTGCAATGGAAACAACTAACAGAAATGGCAGTCCAAGTTAAGGTAAGTGGGGTCAACATTCTATTACAAGACTTAGATAAGTACTCGAAGGAAGTTCAAGCAGGAGTCTACAAAGAAGTTCGTGGATGGGCAGAAAGAACTGAGGCTGATGCTAAGAGAGATGTTGCATTTGATACAGGAGCTTTGCAGCGTAGTATTCGTTCTGTAGTATCTCAGAATGGTCTTACTTGGATAGTTAAGGCAGGAGGTATTAATAATGTAGATTACGCACCTTACATAGAGTTTGGTACGGGAGTTGGTGTAGACCAATCTTTTTTACAGCAGTATGGATTAGTAGAATATGCAAGTCAATTTAGGGGAACTCAACCTCCATTTTCTCCTTTACCTGCTAGGTCATTTTTATACAAGAACGCTAGGATAGAGTTTGATAAGACTCTAGCAAACATCAAGAAACTATTACAACAAACATGATAAAACTTAAGGATTTAGCACAGATTGGCTTTCTAGCTTTTCTGTGTTTAGCAATCTGTTCAGGGATTGTAGAATTTGCTATTTGGCTTAATAAGCCATTTGCATACTTATTGTCGATTTCTATTGCTTTTTTAGTAATTTGGGGAGCAGTTGAAATCTACGAGCGTGCTAAATGAATTACCCAGATTCCATATTCTTATCTCGACATTCTTATTTTGAGAAGAGGTTTGCTCGTTTGATAAGAAGAGCGTTATCAGATCAGTACAATGAAATGGCTAATTTATTTGCCACAGGACAAGATATTGGCAAAGTTGATGACAATGGGTTAAGGATGGTTTATCAGGCCATGTATCAGCTTATTATGGAGGATGAGGGTACATTAACTTGGAACTCTATTGTTGCTCCGATAACTAGCCAAGAAATAACTACAAAGGACATATTTGATGAGGTTGCAAGTACTCTTAAACCTCAAGAGACAAGTGAGATGACTTCGTTTTGGAGAAGGCTTATGGATGGCTTCTTGCAGACATACATTATCTTTAGAATTAACGAAGTCCTTAGCACGGGTATTAAGCGTGTTACAGAGCTTATATCTAAGCAGAGAGGTCTAGGGTTAAGTGACCAAGAGATAACGCAGCTAATACGCTCTGTGGACCTAGAACTGCGTGCTAACACGATAGCAAGAACCGAGACTACCAATGCGATGAGCAAGTCACAGATATTTGCTTTAGAATCATCAGGATTGAATTGGGAGAAAGCATGGAAAGCTATGCGTGATGATAGAACTAGAGATTCTCACATTATGACTGACCCTAAGTTCTTTATTCCGTTGAAGGACAACTTTATTGTGCAAGGTCAACTTCTTGCCTATCCTGGAGATTCAACCCAAGGAGCTACACCTAATAACACAATTAATTGCCGATGCAGACTTGCCTTCCGACAGACAGGTTCAAGATTTGGATTTAATATCAATCGCTAAAAAAAACTTATCTTTGACTATGGATTTATCTAAAGCGTTAAAATCAGGTTACTATCAGGCTTTGTACCCCGAGATTGGTGTGCCTGTGTACGATGCTTTTTCTATTCCTGAGAATGCTGCTTACCCTTATGTGATTATATCAAATATCACGACAAACGAGATTCAGAACGCTGACTGCAAGAAGTTTAATGCTGAAGTTACTGTTGATATTGTAACAGGCTTTACTAGACCTACAGGCATGGATCAGGCTCTTGACATTGCCGAAGATATTGACGATATTATCAATCCAATGGACATGGATGACATAAACATCACTGCCTATGGATGGAGAGTTGGTGAGACTAGATTGAACTCTTCAAATAGTGTTCAGTTACGGACAGGTGAGTATTGGATTTATCGAAATATCCGAACTTACTTCCACATTGTAGTACCTTTTGATTAATTGATATTTTCTATTACCTTTGAAATAATAATTGATAACGACTATGGCTAACGAATTATTTAGTAAAGATATTGGTGTCTATGTTGACACATCTGCTACCTCAACTCCTGCTTGGAAATTGGCGGTATGCACTTCTTCTAAGTCTCTTTCAATCTCTGTTGGAGCTACTGAAATCAACAACGATTGCACTGGTGATTTCGTAGAGAACCTCCCATCTACTGCTTCTTGGACTATGTCTTTTGAAGGAGATGTGAATACAGACCCAGGAGTAAACGAAGTTTCTGCATCTGACATATTCGGTTATGTTGTTGCTCGTGATGTTAAGAAGTTTAAGTTTGCTACTGCTGATAACAGCTACCTAAGATATGGTGAAGGTTTTATCTCCCAATTTGACGAGACTGCTACAGCTCCTGAATATCAGACATTCTCTGTAACCATCACTGGTTCTGGACCTATTGCTGATACTATCTAAGAATTTCCTGTTTTCCGTGTTTGTGTTTAGTTAAAGCCCCTCGTTATGAGGGGTTTTTTTTTTGGTTTTAATTACTAAATTTACGGCATGACAGGAATCATGAAACTAAACATCGGAGGTCAGGAAAGAACCTTGCGATTTAACAACTTTTCAGCCATAGAATTGGCTAAGATAATTTACAACGGAGAGCAAGCTAATTTTGAAACTGAGGACTTGCTAAATCGAATAATGAAACTCAATGAAGAGAATCATTATTTGTTGGTTAAAACATTAATCTACGCAGGACTTATTGGAAATGACTATGTTGTTGGTTTTTCTAAGACTGCAACAGCAGAGCAGGTAGGTGAGTGGATTTCCGAGCTAAGTGGAGATGAAATTTATTCTGTGTGGAATACTTTTTGGAAATCTATGGGTGTTGATTTACCTGCTATTCAAGAACTAGAGAAAAACTCTGTTGCTGAAAAAAAAAATCAACGTGGTATGAAATCTGCCAAGAAATCTTTGGAGAAGTAGGCATACTTCCTAAAAATTTTTATGAAATGACTTTTGCAGAGACAATACTTACTCTGAGAGGGCATCATACATCTCAGTCTAGGGATTGGGAGAAGTATAGGTTAGTAGCCTATCAGGTTTACACTTCTATTCCTAAGAAAAGTGCTAATAAGTCAATTAAGCAGTATTTTCCATTACCTACTGATGGTGGTGGGGTTAAACTTGATGCAGAGCTTATCAAGGCTCGTAGAAAGTACTTCTTAGATAACATGGCTAAAAATTAGTATTTTTGAGTCATGAACGAACTTCAGATACGCCTAACTGCCGATATTCAAGGACTGCAATCTGCCATAAATAAGGCCAAGCAGACTTTAAAGTCATTTGAATCAGAAACTTCTACTGATTCTGAGAAATCAAATGTCGGTTTTAGACGCAAGATAGGTCTTATTGAACAGCTTACTGCTAAGGCGAAGCAGTTAAAGGTTTCGCTTTCTCAAGCTACTAATGAGCAGCAGATTGCTTCTTTTAATGCAGAGCTTGAACAAACTAACATTGAATTAGCGAGGCTTAATGCTTTAGGTAAAAGTTTTGCAAATACTTCAACTCAATCATTTGATAAGTTTAGAGTATCAGCAGGTGCAGCTAGTGGATCAGCTATTGCATTTAATAGAATTATTCAGGATGCTCCGTTTGGAATTATTGGTGTTGGTAACAACATTCAGCAGTTTGCAGAACAATTAAGTGCTTTAAAAACAACTACTGGAAGTACTGGTGCTGCTTTGAAATCTTTTTTTAGCAGTTTAATTACTCCTGCTAACCTTGCTATTTTAGCAGTGTCTGCTGTTACTACTGCATTAACTTTCTATGCTCTTAATGCAGAGAAAACAAAATCTCCTGTACAAGAACTTACAGAAGCACAGGAAGAGTTTAATAAATCACTTAAAGATACCAATGCTTTATTGGCTCAAGATTTATTAAATAAATTACTTAAAGATGTAGGTTTATTAAGGACTGAAAATGTTGGAGGTAAATTAATTGATGTACCTGCATTTGAAACAGCAGGTCAAGTTGTTGACGCTTTGTCAGGTAAAATTAATAGACTTAGAAAAGGTGAACTTGAGTTATTAGAAAGATTTCTTACAGAACAGATTTCAACTGCAACTAGAGATTTTGCTAATTCTAATTCTGCTTTAGAGAAATCATTAGCAACTGAACAAATTGGTTTATATAGAGGTCTTTTAGAAAAGGTAAATCAGCAATTAGGATTTTATAAAGATGTAACAAAAGAAGCTACAAAAGAAACAGAAACATTTTTTGATTTACAAGCTGCATTAACTGATAAACAAACAGATTATTTAGATAGATTAATTGAAAAGTATGGTGGTTTAAAAAAGGCAATAGAAGAATCTCCAGCTATTGAAGTTGATGAAACCCAATTACAAGGTTTAGAATTACCTGGAAAACAAGACCCAGGTATAGTAGAGAGATTAGAAAAAGAAATAGCTCTTTATGAATCCTTAAAAAGAGTAACTAGTGACCCTGGTCAATTAGAAAAATATAAATTAAAACTTTCTGAATTAAGAAATGAATTAGCTTCAGTAAATGGAGAACAAGTAAAAAGTAATTTAGAAATAATTGTTGATGCTTTTAGTTCTCTCGGTGCAGGGATAGCTGCCTCCTTAGATATTGGAGATAGAGCATTAAGAGGTTTTGTAACTACATTACTTTCTTCAACTCCAAAAATTATTGCAGCAATTATTCAACAATCTGCGGCAAATAAAGCAGCCGCTGCATCAAACATAGCAACAGACAAAGCTGAATCAATATCTAGTGGTATAAAGCAAGGAACTAAATTTGCTGAATCATTAGGCCCTGTAGGTCTTGCGTTACTGCCTGTATTGATAGCTGGAGCTGTCGCTGTAATTAGTTCTGCATTTGGTAAAGCTTCAGGAGGAGGTTCAGTATCTTCTAGCACAGGATCTAGTTACACCAATAGAAGAGAATTTGGTGGTCCTGTATCTAAGGGCAGAGCTTACATTGTAGGAGAACGTAGACCTGAGTTGTTTGTTCCTAACACCAATGGAATTATCGTGCCTCAGTTGCCATCTATGGACTACTCAGGTGCTTCGATGGCGGCATCGAACTACGGGGTAGACATTAGACTAAAAGGTCCTGATGACTTGCTATTCTTCGTAGAGCAAGCTCAAATAAGAAGAGGATTGAGATAAAAAAAACCTTGGTCATAAACCAAGGTCTTTACAAACTCAAAACCCAATAAAACTATGTTACTCTTTTCTTAAATCCTGCAATCTTGCGGACTACATCTTCATCTATCTCGTAGTTGATGCAAGCTCTCTCAATTAATTCTTCTGTTATCTCAGAACCATGCGACCTGATTTCAGCAATGGTTTTAGCGATTATAGTACTGCTTTCGTTTAGTGTTCGTCTCATTATGACCCAATAATACTAGATTGAAAATTCTAAGTCAAGAGAATCCTTATTTTTTTTCGTATTTTTGACCAATGGCACAATATAGATTCAGCTGGGCAATAGTTAACGGAACAGGTACGATAACTGTCAATAGTAATCCTCCTGAGCTATTCTACGAGGAAGGTACTAGCTTAACCATTCTAGGGACCTTTGATTCAGGGTTTAGCCTTATTGGTTATGACATAAATAATGGATTTTTAATTTCAGGCACAAACCCTTGGACATTTACCATGCCATCAAGGGATGTTAAACTTAGGGTTAATCTAACAGGTACCTTTACCCCTAGCGATACAGATTACGAACTAAAGTACTTTTCTGAAACTGAGGATCAGTCTCTTCAACTTATCAGACTAGAGATTTATGAGTACGGGTATATAGGTGCTGCTACTGAAAAACAAACAGCAGGTTTTCAATTCCGATGGGGAAACTTTGGTGCTGATGAGATTGAGCCGATAGTTAGAAGTTTCTTGAACTTTGGATTAGTAGGTACCCGTGACGAATACTTTGAAATTCTTGAAGGAGGCTATAGAAAGTGGCAGGTTAAGTTGCTTATTGATGGTGACTTATTTTGGGAAGGCTACATCAACAACTCTACTTTAACTATCAATGAGGTAGGCATTACAGAAGTCATGGAGTTCACAGCTTCTGATGGATTTAACTCTTTTGATTCTAAGAGAGTAAACGAGCAGTATTTCGATGGATTCTCAGGCAATACATTTGTTGGTGGTTTCTTTGGTGCATTGAGTCAGACATTTCCATTGCTAAGACCAATCCACATGGCTTGTGAGATTTACGAGACTAGGCTTGATACTAACGATGGTGTATTTGAACAGCTACTAATTCCTTCCAATGCTGTGTTTACAGATGGTGAGATACCTTTGTATCTTTCAAGTAATGGCATTACTGAGAACACATCTGTTTATATTTCAGAGTTCTTAGAGGCATTGCTAAAACCATTTCTTTGCAGAGTATTCTTGTGGAAGAATGAGTTTTACATCATTTCTTTGCCTGAGTTAGCCAAGGATAGTTACAGGCTATTTAACTACAACACAGACGCTACTAGAGAGGGTATTACTACCATAACTCCTGGGATGGATGTCTCCTGCAAGTTTACAGCAGGACAGCGTACAGGCAGACCTGTTTACACCGAGTTTACAGGAACGCTAGAGCTTGGTGTATTAGATTACTCAGCTCGTGGAGGTATCTATGAGGAGCCATTTTCTGTAGATTCTTGGGAGTTTAATTTACCAGGAAGTGCATATCCAGGCGTTTATCAGCTTAGAGTTTGGAACTACATTAGTGCTATTCCTAGTGGTCAGCCTGCATCTTATCCTACAGGAATTAACCCTGCAAGGATTCAGTATGTTGCTGATGCTTTAGGTGAGTATTGTAAAATATGGGGAACTTCTGCTGTAAGTGGAACTGCTGACACTTATTTGTCATTTATAGAGCTTGATACTACAAGAACAGGTCAAGCCATTCCTATTGCTCAGGACTTGGCTAATACATTAAGCTTTCAAATTGAGTTTATCTTTGAGCCAAGATTTAGTGGAGATTTACCAAGACCAAACACGTTTGCAGGAGTTTTGATAAACATCGGATCTAGCTACCTATCATTTGATGGGGTTGACGTGTTTACATGGACAAATACTTTTACAATCATGCAGTTCCCTATGGGATCAATGTATGCTTGGAATAAGCTAGATATTACTAACGTAGTAGTACCTGAAGATGGCAATGTCATTATCAGGCTATATCAGACCATTACAACCAACTCAGCTTCTGTAGATAAGTACACAGTAGGCTATAGAAATATGTCGCTTAAAATCGAGGAAAATGATTCCTTTGCGACTGCTGAAATATCAGAAAAATTTGTAACAGATGAATCGTACTCAAACGTATATCCCGATGTCAAGTTTAAAATCGGTGATGTTGACACAGAGAACTCGAGCAGTGCTATACGGCTCGACTTGGTTGGATATGGGTATCCAAATTCTCAGGCTTGGTCTAGGGATGGTGTCGAATCAGTACCATTGATTCAGATATTCCTTCAGGAGTTAGCAAACATCAAGGGTAAGCAAAACCCTAGATTGATTTTGACATTGACTAGAAACGCTGCCAATCCATTGGAGATTAAGCCATATCAGAACATCGAATACGATGGGTACTATTGGATGGTAGTTGCAATGGAGGTAGATTTAATGGCGAATAGTTGGAGATTAGAATTAGCAAGATTAGAAGAAATAGGAAGTTAATATGGCAGACGTACCAGGTAAATTTTATAGAGCGACCAAAGTAAGAACAGGCGTATCTCCGAGTAGTGCAGGGTCTATTGAAGGCGAACCATTACCTCCTGTTAACCCTCCAGGCAGTTCGTTGAACTCTGTAGGGCTTACTATGCCTTCTGCGTTTACTGTGTCTAATTCTCCTTTGACTGCCAACGGAACTATAGGTGTAGCAGGTGCAGGAACTGTTGCACAATATATTCGAGGCGATGGTTCATTGGCTGACTTTCCTGAGTCTAGCGGTGGAGGAGGTTCTGTAAACTACTACTTGAACGGATCAGTTGACCAAGGAACTATTGGAGGTGTTGCATACAAGGAGATAAACAAAGTTCCTATCCTTGGTGCAGGTACTCAGTTTTCTATTTCAGCAGACGGATACATTGCTTCGTTTTTAACCGATGCAGGTGATCCTAACTTGCTAGAGATTCCTGGTGGTAACTGGAACTTTGAAACATACTTCAGCTCCTCATCAAGTGGAGGTACACCAACATTCTATGTAGAACTTTACAAGTATGATGGCACTACTTTCACTCTAATTGCATCAAGCGTTACATCTCCTGAGTTCATTGCGTTTGGCACTACATTAACTCCTTACTTCTCTACGCTTGCAGTTCCGACTACCACGCTTGCGTTGACTGATAGATTGGCGATTCGTTACTACGTTACGCACAGCGGTAGAACGATTACTATGCATACGGAGAACAATACCTTGTGCCAGATTATTACCACGTTCACGACAGGATTAACTGCGTTGAATGGCTTGACTGCTCAGGTGCAGAACTTTGCTGTAGGTACGACAGGAACTGACTTTAACATTGCGAGTGCGGTATCTACGCATACGTTTAACCTGCCTACTGCATCGGCAACGAATAGAGGTGCTTTAAGTAGTGCGGATTGGGCCTTGTTTACTCAGGCATATAACGATAAGATTAACTCGGCTGCGGTTACAGGAACGACTACTAAGACGTTGACTTTGACGCAGCAGGATGGCGGAACAATTACTGCCTCTTGGAGCGATTTAAACACAGATGCTGTTCTTAGCGTGTTTGGAAGAACAGGTAATGTCATAGCTGCTAATGGTGACTATACTACTGCTCAGGTTACTGAGAGTGGTAATTTGTATTTTACTCAAGCGAGAGTTAGTGCAAATACCGATGTAGCTGCCAACACGGCTGCTCGTCACAATGCGGTGACTATTGGAACTGCAAACGGACTAAGTTTATCAACTCAGGTGCTTTCCCTTGGCTTAGCAAGTGCTGGAATAACTGGAGCGTTGAGCGGAACGGATTGGAGTACTTTTAATAGCAAGCAGGCACAACTTAATGGAACAGGATTTGTAAAAGTTAGTGGCACAACAATAAGCTACGATAATACAAGTTATCTGCCTTTGACTGGTGGAACGCTTACAGGGCCTTTAGGAGGCACGAGTATAAGTTTAAGCGGTGACATTACTGCAAATAGATATAGAGGAGTTAATAGCTTGGTTTTAAATACCTATACAACTGTTAACCCTTCATCAAATGTTTATTTATATTCACCTCCAAACGATAAAGATGCTTGGATTTATTTAGACTCAGCAGACACAGGTAGCAACTGGGGTATTTATCATAGACAAATAGATACTGCGGTAAGTGGATTACCTGCAAACTCCATTGGATTTATTGGAGGTGGCACGAATACTTTGCAAGCTTGGATTTCTTTACAAACTGGTAATGGATTTTTTGCTGGTAGCTTAACTGCTGCCAACCTAAGCGGTACAAACACTGGAAACGTAACGATTGGAACTGCAAACGGCTTATCATTAAGCGGTCAAGTTTTATCTCTTGGACTAGCAAGCGGTTCTGCAAATGGTGCTTTATCTAGCACAGATTGGACTACCTTTAACAACAAGCAGAACGCTTTGACTAACCCTGTAACTGGAACAGGAACGACAAACTACTTGCCAAAGTTTACAGGAAGTACAACGATTGGAAATAGTCAAATTTTTGACAATGGTAGTTTTGTTGGAATAAATACAACAACTTTTGGCGGAAGATTATCAATATCAGAATCTGCAACTACTGCTATAAGAATTAATTCAGGTTCTGGATTAAATGCAATAAGTATTGGAGGTACAGGTATAATATCTGTTGATGCCCCAGGGGTCGGTGGCCAAAGATTTACACTTTTAGATAATGGTAACGCAGGCTTTGGTACAAATGCACCAAGCGGAGCATCAGGAAGAACATTAGTTGTAAATGGCACAACAGGTCAAGCAAGATTTGCTCTTAAAACAGATAGCACAGGAGATGGTTCAGGAGATGGACTTCAATTTGTAGTTTCAGGTATAGACGCAAGTATTGAACAAAGAGAAAATGCTTCTTTAGATTTTGCTACAAATGCTGAAGGAAGAATGCGGATTACGGCAGGAGGAAATGTTTATATTGGAACAGGTGGAGCTGCTTTACAAAGCACAGAAAGATTTGCAGTTTCTTCAGCAAATAACACGGCTATTTTAGCCAAGTTTGTTGGTGGTTCTGAAGCTGGTTGGGCTGCAAAATTATGGAATGATGCAGCAGGAAATAATAATCTTTTACTAGAATTTGCTACTGATACAAGTATTACTGCAAGAGGTTCTGTAAGATATGACAGAACTGGTAATAGACTAAATATTGTTGGTGAGGGCAATGGATTGTTATTTACAGGCGCAGCTACCTTTTCGAGTAGTGTGACGGCAAATAAATTTTTTGTCAATACCTCAGGTCAATCAAGAGAAATTTCTACATTTTACGGAGCTGGTTCAGCAGGTGAAAATATATGGATTGGAGGAGGTGGATTAAATAGTACTACTGGAGGTGGTGCAAGTTCTTTAGGTTCTAATAACACATCTTTAGGAGTTTTTGCATTAGAAGATAATACAACTGGATATGGAAATACAGCAGTAGGATACCTTACATTACCTAATAACACCTCAGGTAATTCTAACACCGCAGTTGGCCAATTCAGTATGAATTTTAATACAACTGGTTATATCAATGCTGCATTTGGTACTACTTCTTTATATAATAATACAACAGGTTATGGAAATGCAGCTTTTGGGACCGATTCTTTAAGATTTATCACAACAGGTCGTGAAAATACAGGTATTGGAAATCAAGCTGGTGCATATATTAATTCTGGAGCAAATAATTCTACTTCAGAAAATTCAGTTTATATTGGTGCAGATAGTAGAGCATCTGCTAATGGAAATACAAACGAAATTGTAATTGGTTTTAGTGCTAGAGGTCAAGGAAGTAATAGTGCTGTAATTGGAAATTCTAGCATTACAAAAACTTTTTTAAACGGAAATGTAGCTATTGGTCCAAATACTCCAAACTATAAGCTTAATGTTTTTGATACTGGAGTAGTTATTTCATCAGGAACAGCCAACTGGTCAACGAATACCAGAGGTATTATGGTTGATAACACCAACAACGGTGACGAATCGGTTGGTATTTGGTTTAGAACAGGTACTAATCACTTGTCAGGAATTTCAGGGCAAAGAAGAGATAATACAGCAGGATGGGGAACTGATTTAAGATTTTATACTCATGAAGAAGCTACTGTAAATTTAACAACAGCGACTGAAAGAATGAGAATTACCACTAGCGGTAACCTTTTGGTTGGAGCTACGACAACCATTGGACCTGCTGCTGGAAGGATAGACGTTTTATATTCAGGATTAACTCAATACGGAATGAATATAAGAAGTAGCCATACAGACGGAATTGCAATTAGCTTTGTAAATAGTTCAGGAACTCAAGTTGGTACTATTTATCAAAACGGCTCTTCAACTGCTTACAATACATCCTCAGATTATAGGCTAAAAGAGGATTTAAAAGATTTTAACGGAATTGATTTAATTAATAAGATTAAAACTTACGATTTTAAGTGGAAGTCAGATAATTCTAGGTCTTATGGAGTAGTTGCTCATGAATTGCAAGAAGTAATTAATTATGCAGTTTTTGGGCAAAAAGATTCATTAACTATGCAAGGAGTTGACTATTCTAAACTAGTCCCTATTTTAATTAAAGCTATACAAGAACAACAAGTACAAATAGATAAACTAAAGAATTAATGAAACCAATCGAACCAATTACAATCTGGAAAAATGGCGAAAGCCAAGAGGCTGACTTACTAAATGCCTATATTATCAACGATAACCTAGAGTCGTCTTGTACATTTTACTACAACCTTTGCTCTAGCGGTGAGCAACCCGATACAATCGGTCAATCGCTTGCGGATGGCAATGTAAGTATGTCAGGACAAGATTATTTAGCTTGGGATGGCGATAATAACTATGCCTATACTTATATTGCACAGCAATTAAACTTAACACTTATATGAAAGTAAACTTAGCAGTTGCCGTTACAGACATCGAAGGCAATGAAATTCCAAACGAAAGAGGCGAACAGATGCTTTTAAGCAAGCTAGTTGGAAACGCTCTATTCACAGCGGAGGACAAAGATGACCCGATTCGAGTTTATGAGTTGGCAAAAAAAATCTATTACTCCGAAGGCGAGATTGAGATGACCAAAAGCGATGCCGACCTAATCAAGGAGAAGGTCAAGGCTAAAGGCTTTACTGTGCTTATTTTAGCACCGCTCTACGAGGCTTTGAGCGAAAAGTAATGGTAGCGGTCAACGACCGCATCAGGAATCAACAGGGGGCTTAAAACAGCCCCTTTTTTTATTGCTTTAAAATGCCTTATTTTTGATAAACGAAATGCAATTAATAAAATGAATATACTGCAAAAGGATGAGATAGGCGTTCCATCGACCTTGGTGGCCATTTTCGCAAATGTTTTCCAAGCGATAGGCGTGGATTTTATCAACGTAGTATTCACGATGTGTATCTCGGTGCTTTCAATCGTGTACTTGGTTTACAAGATTAAGAACGAGAAGGCAATTTTTGACAAGAGAAAAGATGAAGAAGGGAAGTAACTCACAGCTAAAGCCAACTTCTTTTGGCAAGCGTAGAGAAGGAAAGGCTAAGAAGTCCTATTCAAAGGCATTAAATAAACCTAAGAAATACAGAGGTCAGGGCAGATGAAGTTTTTGAGTTGGTTAAAAGGATTCCTAAGCGAAAACGGAGAAGCTTCTAGCAAGCGTCTTGTAGGTGTAATAACTGCAATAACTTTGTCCTATACTCTTTTAAATAATCAAAACGAAGCATTGGTATTTTCTGTTGCTGCTCTTTCTGCTGCTGCCTTGGGAATTACTGCTGCCGAAAAGATATTTAGAAAATGAAAATCAGCACGCACCTTAACCTAGCAGAAGTTACACGTAGTGACGCAGCAAAAAGACACGGCATCGACAACACGCCAACGGCAGAGCATTTGGAGAACTTTAAGTTACTAGCCGAGAAAGTATTTGAACCGATTAGATTGCATTTCAAGACACCTATATTTATCAGCTCAGGTTACAGGTCTAAAGCTTTAAATGATTTTATTAAGGGAAGTGCTAACTCTCAGCACTGCAAAGGAGAAGCCATTGACATCGATATGGATGCAAGCAACGCAGGGGTGACTAATAAGATGATCTTTGACTTTATTGTGTCAAGACTAGAGTGGGATCAAATTATCTGGGAGTTCGGGACAGATACTAACCCTGATTGGGTTCACGTTAGCTATTCTAAAGAGAAAAACAGAAAGCAGAAGCTTAGAGCAGTTCGCTCAGGTGGGAAGACCACTTACATAAACATTCCATAGATGGAACTAACTAAAATCGCACGCAATGTGCATTCTCTTTTGTTATCGAAAGAGGAAAACCGAATAGCTCTTTTGTCTGACATACATTGGGACAATCCTAAGTGCGACAGAAAAATGCTTAAGTCTCACCTAGAGTACTGCAAGGAGAACGACATTCCAATCTTTATCAATGGAGACTTCTTCTGCCTTATGCAGGGAAAGTATGACCCAAGGAGAAATAAGAAAGACATCCTCCCTGAGCATAACAAGGCAAACTACATAGATGCAGTAATTGAGGATGCCGTTGAGTATTGGAGTCCTTATGCTCATCTGCTAACTGTTATCGGCTACGGAAACCACGAGACTGCTATTATCAAGAACCTAGAGACTGACCCATTGCAAAGATTCGTTGACTTGTTGAACTACACCAATAAGACAAATGTGCAGACAGGTGGTTACGGAGGTTGGTTGGTATTGAGGTATTTATATTATGAGAGTACTATTCTAAGCAAGAATATAAAGTACTTCCACGGATCAGGTGGAGGTGGCATAGTTACGAAGGGAGCTATAAACCTGACTAGGGCATTGGAGATGTACGAGAATATGGATGTGTTTATTATGGGTCATATTCATGAGAATGCAAGCCGCAATGATGTTCGAGAGACAATGGAGTACAACACAGGCAAGCGAAGTTATGAATACCTGCACAAGCCAATTCACCTTGCCATCACTGGATCGTACAAAGAGGAATACCAAGACGGTGCCTTTGGTTGGCACGTGGAACGAGGTGCACCTGTTAAGCCAGTAGGGGGAAGGATTCTCATGCTACATGGTACAAGAGACAGGATAGATGGTAAGCAGAATTATGAATTATTGATTGACAGCTGTAAATTTCCGCTATGAAAGCTACCCTGACATTTAACCTTCCTGAAGATGAGGATAAGTACTGCGATGCTGTAAATGCTTCTAAGATGCATTCTATTCTATGGGATGTTGACCAATGGCTTCGAGCTAAGATGAAATATGAAGAACTAAGCGATGGTCAATACGATGCTTTTAAGGAAACAAGAGATCACCTTCGTAGGTTATTAATTGAAGAGAATATAGACATAGATAAATAATGCCACTACCTAAGCCAAAACCGAAGGAGACTCAATCAGAGTTTATTTCAAGATGTATTTCTGATCCTATAATGGGTCGTGAGTTCCCTGATAGAGATCAAAGAGCTGCTGTATGTTATTATCAGTTTACCAATGGAGGACAAGGAAAGAATTAAGATAGCTACTCTATCATTTATGATAGGTGTTGTACTTGCGTTTATTGTGTTCCCTAAACCAAAGTATGAGGAGGTCTATAAGTTTACTACGAAGGTAAAAACTGACACAATTTACTCTCGACATATCGACACGGTTTACATCCCTAAAAACAAGATAAAAACAGAGGTTCTAAGGGATACAGTACTAATCAATTTTAAGCCACAAATTAGCCTGTTTGAGACCACTTTTCCTTTTGAGTATGGAATTACTAAGGTTAGCGGAGAAGTCTTCGGAGAAGTCCTTAAAATGACCGCTACGAGCGACTACAATATCCCTGTGGTAACTAATACGATAACCAACACAGAAACTAGGACAATTATCCAAAAGCCAAAGGGTATTTACCTCGGTGGAGTGGTTAGTTCCAAAATGGAACTTGGTGCTAAAGTTGCCTATCTGGACAACAAGTATTTGTTCGAGTATCAGTACCAGCCATTGCAGAAGGTACATCAGATAGGGGTGTCAAAAAAGTTGTTCTAGTTCGGATTATTTCCGAATTATATCATCTCGTCTCGCAACTCTTGTTGCAACTTCTTTACTAGCTCCTGCTTTTCTTTAATCTCTCTCCATCCATGAGTTGCTCTAGGCTTAGAGTCTAAAATCTTTAGCAGAACTAGGTAGCCAATCAGGTCATTCACTACATCCTCATCATCTTTATCTAGTGATCCGTTCTTGATTCGCTTTAGCTTATCATCTATGCGAACCAATAGTCCTTCTTTTGCAGACAAATGACTGAATACTCCTAGAGGTTCTAGTGCAGAGTTTCCGTACTTCTGATTCTTTGCTATCAGCATTTCCTGAATCTCTCCAAGGACTTTGTAAACCTGTTCGTGAAAAGTCATAGGTGTATCTCAATAAATTTAATCCACCAATAAGCTAGGGCCATAATTAAGCTTATGAACCCTAGCCGCATGGAGACCTGTTTAATTTTATTTAAAGAATCTTTTAATGACACTTTCTTTCTGTTCTCTGTGGAGGTAGAGCTTCTGTCTTAGAATCTCAATAAGCTCAATAGCTATGTGATTATCAATCTCCTCTAAATCATCTAAGTATTCAATAACGAGTTTTCCTGTTTCCGTATCAACAAAGAACTCTAGTTGTTCGTATTTGTATTTAATCATCTGTAGTTGTGTGTTAGGTGTCTCTGTATTAATTCTAGTTTTATTATATACCGAGGGTTCTGTAGCAGTTCTGCAAGCCTTGGCTCTACAGCACCACAGAAGTAATTGTAGAAGATGTCTCCTGCTTCAGGGTGATCTTCCATCTCCATGTCTGCCTTAATGCCATTGCGTTCACAGAACACGCAGGATCTAACAGCCCTCTTGATTTGGTCCTTTGAGTATTTCATCAATAACTGAGTTTAGGTAAGTAACGTAGATTGCTAGAATTAGTGCAAACATTCCGAATCCTACGCTTACAAGCCATAAAGCTACGCAGAATCCTATTGCTACGTTTAAGAATTTTAGAATTTTCCAAAGTATTGGTTTCATTTAGGTATGAATTTAATGGGTTCATCAGTTACATTTCCATTGTAATCTAGCAGTTTACCATCTTTTTCAAACCATACTTCAACGTGCTTGCTTCTATAATTTTGCACTAGGACCTTAATCTTGTCCTGCACATCCTCTAGTGAGAGCCACTCCCCGTGACCTATATCCTGCCACGGGGTGTACTCATTGAATTTATTGATAAACCTACGTTTAAGCGTGTAATCAGAACGGCAGGCTGCTTTCCGTTTGGGCATACTCTTTTTTACTTACATGACCTGCTTCTTTCTTCTCAGCAACTACCGATGGCTTGTTGTCTGACCAGAATACCTTTCCTGATCCTGTGTAGAACTTAGGCTTCTTAGCTTCTCTGTCCTCTTTGGACTGCGATACATAAGAGTTTACATTCTGACCCCATTCGTTTGCTGTGTCGTTCTGACTAATGGTGATTGATACACCTTTTAGACCTTTTGCCTTTACTGTGTTTAGTAAAGTTTCTAGTGTTTCCTGCTTGAGAAAAATCTCAGATAAATTTGCCATAATTGTTGTTTTTTAGTTTGTGAAGTAATAATAATTGTTTCATTTTAAAGATTCTAGGAATTGGTCATATTTTTTCATGAAGTCATCGAAGTTTTTAACTATCCAGTACTGACCTCCTGACTTTTCTATGTTCTCCTGATAGACTTTCTGATCTTGACTCTGCCTGTCCTTGCCTATCTTGACCTCTATTTTCACCGACCTGCCTTGGATAGTTGCCGATATGTCTGAGGAGCCTTTTGTTGCTGTGGACTTTCCCCATGTCATTGAGCCAATGGTCTTGGTTCTGCCTAGCACATCTGTTACCTGCTTGCGGTTGTCGATTGGCCTACCCATGGTGTTGATTCGCTCGGCCTGGTGATCTGAGAGCTGTAGGTAGTCGATAATGCACTTGGTTAGTCCATTGGCTGTCTTATCCTCGTACTTTGGTGCTGAAATAGCATACTTAGGCACATTAGGATAAGATTCTAGCATCGACTCCTGCTTGAGTTGTTTAAGAATGTCAAGTGGTTTCATATTGATAGTTGCTTATCAAGTTGATTATATTGCTCGATTGCTTTAAATATCTGATAAACTACTTGCGGAACTATTGCGTTTCCTCCTGCTTTAATTGACTCTTGTCTCCATTTAGAAAAGGTAATAGAGTCCAATCTGTCGGAAAGCCCATCATCTCCATCACAAATTGGGGGGACAGTTGGGAAGTTTGTCCAGTTATCTGTCTTGCTCTTTTTGTTAGAGAATCTTGAGTTTCCAATCCTGTCACTTTTTCTCCGCAATCCGATGCCATCGGAGTCGGAAGCATATTCATTGATGCCATTTGCTTTAAAGGATTCTGAAGATTCACTCCTTTCTGAGCGTGTCTTTCTTTTGCTTTCAGAAATGTTTCTGGTTTTCTCGGAGTGTTCCAATCGTAAGCATTGGGAGTCGGAAGCATTGCTTGAAACATTATTGCATCCAATATGCTGTTCGGTCGATTCTCGCCATTGTTTCTGCTCTGCATTGTTGTTGCCCCAGTTGCTATTAATGCTTCCACTCTTTCTGGATGATTCCTTTGAACTGCTGTCGGAGTTGGAAGTAGTCCCCTCAATGCCATTTGATCCAATGGCATCGTGAATGGTTTGTGACCCTTCTCTATCAATCTCTCCATTCTCTGATCGTAAGCCTCGAAGTTCGTTTGCTCTCTTGCTTGCGCCAGGGGAGTAGGCAATAAACCAAATTCTGTCCCTTCTGTGGGGTGCGTTAACGGCACAAGCTGGAAGTAGAAACGGTGTGACTTCGTAGCCTTGAGCTTCCAACTCAGCCTGCACCTCGTCGAATACCAACCCTCCATTCCAATTAGTAAGCCCACGAACGTTTTCGCCCACAACCCAGGTCGGTTGAATCTCTCGTATTGCTCTAAGCATCTCTGGCCAGAGGTGTCTCTCATCCTCCTTGCCGAGTCGCTTTCCTGCGGATGAGTAGGGTTGACATGGGAATCCACCTGTAATGATGTCAATTCCTCCTCTGTGAATAGTGAAATCTGTCTTTGTGATGTCATTGTAAGTTATAGAATTAGGCCAATAATAATTAAGTACTTTCTGTCCAAATGGATTCCATTCACAATGAAATACATTCTCCCACCCCATCCATTCGGATGCTAAATCAAAGCCTCCTATACCGCTAAATAGTGATCCGTGTCTCATCTTAAAACGGCAAATCAAAAGCCTCTAAATGCAAAACAGGAGTCTTGTAGTCTGTGCCAAATCTGGACATATATTCAAATGCAAGTACTCTGTTTGCTTCTCTCATCTTGAGCCAAATCCCTTGGGTGTAGGTCTTATCGTACTCTCCTGGTCTTGTTTCCATGTACTTATCCCAAAATACATCAAATGGGATTTCTGATACTTCGTCTAGTGCTTCAATCATTTCTTTAAGTGTTTATAAATAGTGGTTCTACTAACATTCAGTAACTCTGCTAACTCAGAGCGGTTAAAATCAGGGATGGCTTCCTGAATCTGCTGTATCTTTCTTTCAATCGATTCATTCTTTAATGAGCGAACCAACTCATTTAGCTCGGAGCTTTCCAATGAGTTCACCTTAATCTTTTTAGACATGGCAATGAAGTAGTTACTCAACTTCTCTGCCTTCAGGAGACTATCCTTACTTACCCAATCAAAACCGCTAGAATTATTGTAAGCAGTAATCGAATTAATTATCAGAGCGAACCTTGGGATGTAAGCCTTCTGCTTACTCAACATGGATTTCACATACTCAGAAATATCATCTGAGTTCTGCATATCTGTGATGTTGTTAAATATCCGCTCCCATTCCTGTTCTGCTTCCGTATCAAATCGTATCACTCTAGGCTCTATCTCACCAAACTTATTAAACTGCAAGACTTCTTTTCTTATGAGGTTATAGAACTGAGACATATAAGCCTCGTACCAATCCAATACTTCCTGATCTATGGCATTTCTGTTGTAATGCTCGATGTCCTTATCAGGATAGCAGACAAGCAATCTGTCTAGGAATCCATTGTCCTTATTCTCCAAGGTAGAAATCTGCGAGAATATCCCAGGCTGTATGCCTCCAAGAACAGGAATCAATGGGGATTGGATAAAGCTACTCTTTGCAGTCTTTCGAGTCATGATAGCCTCCTGATTCGACCAACAGGACAACCAAAACTCTAGGTCAGAGCCAGGCTTGTACTTGTTCATGTCCTTAATCCATCCATTAAGCTCATCCTTAAATACTGCAATGCCTACAGCATTCTCCTCATGTAAATCCGCCAATGCCTCCACAGTCACATCATTGACAATAATCTGCTTCCTAACAGGCTCTTTGACTTCCTCCACATCTTTCTTATCCTTAGTAGAAAGCTTCTCATATTCCTTGTACTTCTTGTATTCGTTCTGATAATGCTTAATCTCAAAACTATTCTTTTTAGCCAATGGGAATATGACTGCATTTATACTAGGGGTCTTACCTAGACCTGCCTTGCCAATCAATCCTAGCCAAATGTTTACCGACTCTCTCCATCCTGTCTTGACCTGAACCTTGCAGCTGTTACCAATACATATAGAAATGTACCAAAGTAAGGAGCAACCCATATAGTCAATAGAATGATTCAAGGTTTTCTGATTCAACAGAATATAATTCTGTAATGTCTCAGGGAACACTTCTAGCGGAAATATCAGCTCTTCCTTTGGAATCTCGATACGCTCAATCTCTACCTTCTTAATCTTGCGTTCTCCATATCCTTCCTTGTATAACTCTCTAGCAGCTTCAGAGTAATTTCCACTAAAGAACTTCCATGCGTAGATAGCAAAAGGACTAAGCGGTGTCTCATGCGGGTAGATGGTTGCAGTAGTAAACAGGTAGCACAGACCTGTGTCCTTGTAGATAAATCCGTGTAGAGCATCCTTGCTTTCTACCTTGCGTAGAACTATGCGGTCAGACAGGTGCTTAATGGCACTAAATTCGCCTTGTAAGAGGTCCAATGCCTTGTTCCTATGGTTATAGTCATCCCAAGGTGTTAGACCGCTGTAATCGGCCTCTTTTGGCCTCGTTTCATCTACCCTCTCTTCATAGTGGAAATACTTACATAGATTCATCAGCAGATCACGCTCTTCAGGTGTAATCTCCTGAATCTGCTCATAAGACAATTCGCTGACCTGATTATCGTAGATGTAGATGTATCCACCTGAACCTCTAGTCTCAATCAGAGCCTGAGAATGTCCCTTGAGCGTAGCAAGCTTTCTGTTGCCTTCTACCTTAGAGCATCTGTAGATAATGTGATATCCTGAGTTGATAGTCTTGTAGATCACAAACTTTCTAGCGAAGTCATCTATGTAATCTGAAACGAATGCGATAAACTCATTCCAAAATTTCTTACCCTCTTGTACACTTGGGAATACTTTTAGGTCTATGTCTATACATTCAGTACCATAAAATCCTGTAATAATACCATAACCTTTGGTTTTAGACTCTAGCCGTTCTAGCTCGGCTTTTTCTATCTTTTTAGTCTGGTATTCCTTCCATAAAATCAGCGGTTTTTTGCCTTCTGATATGGGCATTACGCTGAAGCCAGCGTTCAATAAATTAATTGCTCTTCCTAAAGTGACGTTCATTGCGTTTTACAAGTGTTTGTAGAAAATGGGCTATTTTTGGCAAAAAGTGTACACTAAGTTTACACTAAGTTTACACTAGAGTGTAAACCCCTAAAACCGCTTATACTCTCTAATTTGCCCGATTTTTGGCACTTTTTTGGCTTAGGTTTACAAGTTTACACTTTTTTTGTTAAAGTGTTTTTTTTTACCACCTGAAAATTTATTTTTTTTCATTTTTCCCAAAAAGTGTTCAAAGTGTTCACTTATTGCGATTGGAGCCAATGGAGGCCGATTTTGGTTTACACTTAGGTGTACACTTAGTGTACACTTGTGTACACCCCTGTACGGATCTTGCGAACCCAGTATTGGACCTGTCCATAGGGTATGTCTAGCTTGTAAGAAATGTTAGCTATTTTGTATCCTTCCTCCCATAATCGTTGCACTTCTCTAAGATTTTTTATGGTTATTCCTTGTCTCCTGCGGTAGGTAGTCAACTTAATAATCTCACAGATTTGGTGATGTGATAGTCCTGTGCGTTCTGTGATCTGCTTGTAGGGATAATCGTTCTTGTACATTTCGATTACCTCATCTGCTAGTTTAAGATGTGCTCCGTTATTCTTAGCACGCTCATTGGTCTTTAGATATTCCTTGTAGAGAAAGTTGTTCACTACATGGAATGATACTCCTAGAAACCTAGCAATGTTCTTATTCTTTATTTTCAGCTTGTAAAGTCTGATGACTTCGTCTTTCTGTTCCTGTGTTAGTGATGTCATGTTAGTAGTTAAAGTTGCAGTAGTCAAGGATATTTATTAAAATGCGTTCTAATTCATTACCATTAATAGGTACTGAATCATATTCTACCTTATAGCTTACTATTTGGTCGAATCTCCTATTGTTTTTTACCACCAGGGCCTCGATGTACCAGTAGCTATCGTAGAAAGCAAACTGATAGATTTCATCCTTGATGTGGGTTACTGAAAGGTCTAGGCTACCTAGATGCTCTTCTTCTAATTCAATAAAGTTCATAGTTCTTCTTCTCTAGTGTTTACAAATTTCTTATTGTTTAAATCTTCTTCCTCCTTAGTGGATATAAACATATCGCAGTAGTCATATTGGTAAGGCGTCTCAATGAAGTAAAACTGGTAGTAATTCGGAATAGCCGTATATCTGTAGCACTTGCTCCTGATGGGGCAATCTATGCCCTCGCACATCGTTATATTCATTAATTTTTTATTTTAGTTGTTATAGCACTCACTTTCTCCTTTAAATTGAATTTTTGGTTTGTAAGAGTACTTTTTAAAGATTCTTTTAATTCTATTTTCCAAGTCAAATATGTAACCAGATTCACCTTCTATAATTTTTATTACCTCGTATTTATAAGGAATGCTTTTAAATCTTATTTCTACAGGCTTGGTTGTAATTCCAATTTTAATAAAGGATTCATTTTCATTAAATAATTTAACCTTGTATAATTTAGATTTTTTTGAAAGTTTTAACCATTGAGATTTTGACCATCCTCTTTTTACTGAACAACATGATTTTGTATTTCCAGCCTGGATATTCCCAACAAAACTTTCCCATTCACATTTACAAATAGGGCATTCAAAAATTGCTCTTTGTGCATATTTGCTTGTACCACAAGATTTAATAAATTTTACCCCATTTATTAAATCACCTTCTTTGTATTCATTTGGCTTGCTTCCTTTTCTACAACCACAACTTGTTCTAGTATTGTAAACATCAGATAGTCCAGCTTTAAATTCATTTCCACAATGGCATTTGTAGACGCAAATTCTTTTCATTCTATTACCTGATTTTACCCATTCAGAATCTTTTACATATGTTATACCATGACTATTCATTAATGTACCAGGAGCTATTTCTTTGTATTTCATATTTTTTTTTAATAAATATAAATAAAATCCGTCAAACAAAGAAATATATCGCTCATGATAGTAGTTCTTTAACATACTCTCTACACTCTTGAATCCTAGCCTTGGCTGTCTCAATTACCATAGGATCATAGTCTATCTCAAACTCTTTTACTCTATAGCTGTTATCCACATGAGCGTAGCTCACAGGCTCCTCATGGGTCAGATAGTCAGGTGTATCCTGAAGCGTGTACACTAGCTTAGCCTTTCTAAGCCCTGTCAGGTGCATATACACCTGAAGCTGATAGTAGTATCCCATGTCAGGCTCTTGGTCGAATAGAGGGAATGTAAAGCAGTCCCAGGAGGTCTTGAAGTCATAGACTATACCCTCGTGCATACAGTCGGGAGTACCCGTGAAGAAATCATCTTCAAAGTGGTCTAGGTTCTTAATCATGAAGTCCTTATCCATAGCAACAGAATAGAACTCTATAGCCTGATCCTCTAGGGCCAATCCTTTCTGCAAGTACTTAGAATTAATCTGCTTCTTGATTCCGTAAATCTGCTCTTTTACCCATTCTTCTAGGTAGCTCTTTGTAGTCTGGGATAAAGTCTCAGACTTAGACCTTGGGTTAGTCATTAACTTACCCAAGGCACTTGCTCTGCATTTAAAATTCATCCTAGTAGAAGTTTTTCGTTTTCAGCTGTTAATATATACACAGCCTTAATCTGTTCTATAGTTACTTTTCCACTAGCTAGGGAATCCTTGGCTCCTTGCCACTTTGGATGCTTTGGACTAAGCTCCTCCTTTTTTGCACCATGGTCATTTGTACTATCAGGGTCTTTTGTATCGTCAATCAGGAATAACCCGTTCAATGCGTACTTTCGAGCGTATGAGCTAGAACTACCAAATGATTGAGCTATGTCCATGCCCTTGCGAGTAATGTCGATACCTGCCTGAGCCGTGACCGCTCTGCCTTCTGTTCTACCTTCTTTATCCACCTGAATAGCAGCAGTAGATTCAATAAATACTATTCCACCTACTTCTTTTACCTCATCCTCAATCGTCAAGGTACATTCGTACTTCAACAGCAGGGGCTTTAGAGCCTCTAGGATGTCCTCGCAGGATCGGTACTTGTACTTCCCGAATGCGTTAAACTGATTCTTTGGAGCCTTTAGCTCCGCCTGGATTGCAATTAGTTCTTTCATGTGTTTGTGTGTTTGTTTTAATTAAGTAAAGTTCTCCTATTAATTGGTCTAATGTTTTTACTAGGTCTTCCATGTGATTAAGTAAATTAAATTAATGAGTATTAGAAGTGTCGATGCTATGAGAAAGTCAACAATGAAGTATTTTTCACTATGCTTTTTCACTATACCTATGCCTAGAGCTATCAGGACTGATAGTATCATGAAGCAGGCAACATAGACAAAGGTCATGGCTTGTGATGTCTTATGGTAGCAGACTTGGCGTGCCTTAGTCCGTACTTATCCCACAGAAGCTCGAAGGTAGTAGCTATCGCTATGCGCTTCTCTAGGGGTATTTCCCCGTAGTGCTTGGTGATAAACTCATCTACCATCTTTAATCCAATTAGGGTCAACGAATACTACCCATTGATTTCCTATCTTCTTAGGAGGATGAGTCCACTCAGCAGGGAATTTACCAGACCTGATGATCTGATGCACTCGAGTTGATTTTTCACTATAGCCCTTCAGTACACCGTACTCTTGGGCTGACATCATTTCATAAAACATTTCTTAACCTCCTGTTCTAATTGTTCAACAATAAATGGATCTAGCACAGAACAGATAGTCCTGTAGTGGTCTGAGAATTTCTCAGTCAGGTCATCGTAGATGTCCAAGGTCAGGGACTTTCCCCCACCAAAATATAGTTCCAAGGCTATGCCCTGGTTCTCGAAAGATTCCAGCTCCAGGGTCAGCCCTGACTGGTCTAAGCAGTAATAATGGTCTTTTAACATGATTAAAGTGTTTAGTGATAAGCGAAATTACAAAAGTCTATATTCAATGCAAATAAATTATTAGTTTTTTTTCCACTAGGGTGATTTTTTTTTCCACTATGGGGGACAAGTCCAACATTTTATTTTCCACTAGGGTATCCTGGTAGAGGATTTTATTTTCCACTAGGGTCTTATTTAGAATCATTCTGTTTTACACTATGGGTTTTGTTTTCCACTATGGGTCAAACCTCCATGTTTTCCACTAGGCTATGTTTTCCACTACCCTATGTTTTCCACTATGGGCATGGGCACGCGGCCGCCATTGGGCGCGGTTGGGCGCGTCACGGCATGGCATGGCATGGCATGGCTAGACCTAGCAAGTCAAACGGGGCTATTTTTAAGCCCGTAGCAGGACGATATTTTTATTTTGGTATCATTACATGGGCAAAGTATTTGAAGGTCTTAAAACGGCTTAAAATAAGCCATAAAAAAAGCCCTATATTTTAGGGCTTAATTAATTACAAAATTTCCCATAACTTTTCACCAGTAACGGGGCAAAATTCTAAAATAACCTGATTAGGTGTGACTAGGTTTTTCGCTTGTTGCAAAGTAAACCAAGATGGTAAACCAGTTCCCGCGTTTAAAAAACGCCCGTCTGGTTTTTGAATTCTAAAATTGTACATTTTTTTTTGTGTTTGTGATTAGGACAAAAAGGGGCTATTTGCCCCCCTTTGTTTCGTCTCATTAAGACTCGTCAGCTAACCTATTTATACTTTCTATAGTCTTTTCTATGTTATAAGACTGTAGAACTATACCCCCGCCAAAATCTTTGCCTTTGTAGGCTTTGCCGCCTATCTTTTTGGCTTTTTTTATGGCTATTTTGTAACGGTCTAAAATATATCCATCTTCGTTTCCTAGGAACGCTAAGAAATGAAATACAAAACGGGGGTTTCCGTTTATATCGTTATTTATTCTCTTGAATTGCATAAATTTTGTTTTTTAGTTCCGTGTAATGTTTAAAGTCTCCTGGTTTTGGTTGCTCTTCATCAAATAGCCTACAAAGGTCTATTATTTGATAAATTAAGTATTCGGCACGATCAAAATTAAAAGTTGATGTACGGGCCTTAAGTTGTTTTTTCAAAAGTCCGTCAGCTTCTTTTATTAGTTCCGATAAATAGACGCAAATTTTGTTTTGATCGAATACACGGCCAAAAGGTAAAGAAAAACATTTGTAGCCCTTACCCAAGGCGGCCGCTCTTAATTCGTTAACGTGTTTATTTGTTGTGACTGAATACGGTGTTTTATTTAGGATGCAAACCTTTTCACCTTTTAAGGTTAAAAGTTCACCCGCCATGTAGTGAAACCCGTATGAATAGGCCGTGTTATGATTGAAAAACATACTGTTCGCTTTGCCGTGGCTTTGCGTTTGCATTGCCCAAACGTTTGCTAATTCCGAATTACTAGAAAATACTGTTTTCATGTTGTGTTTGTGTTTATTGGTTAAAATTGGTTTCCTTCTTCGTCAAAATAAATTTGATTTGCTTCGCAATGTTCCGCAAAATACTCTTCACCAAGTAGGTATTCAAAATCAGTTTGACAGTCTTCAAAAAAAGCCCTTAAGCATTCTTTAATGTCTTTGGTCTTATTCCAAGTAATTGTCAAGGAATAGTCAAAACATGTACCCGTCAATTCTTGCTTAATAAATTTCCCGCTTGGTTTTCCTTCATACCTTACCCAAGAATTATTTGGGCAATACCAATCTATTTGGTAATTGATAATCAAAAGTCCTAATTCATCAAAAAAGGCCTTCATACTTTCAAGGGCTTCATTGCCCCAAAAGTATTCTGTTTCTGTTTGGTAAATAGTTAACGCTTTTTCTTTTGCTTTTTCGCTTAATTCGTTAAAACTGTAAAGGGTAATTTCGATCGTTTTCATGTTGTTTCTAGTTTTTAGTTTTCCATTAATTTAATCCCTAGTAAGTATCCCAAAAAAAAGATCGGGCTTAATCCAATTACCAGGTAAATAATTTTTCCGAGTACTCGAGTAGCTTTTTTCATTTGTTAGCTGGTTTTAAGGGTTATTAAATAAGTTAGGCCGTAAATTAGGGCCGTGCCTGTTAAAATGATTACTAGGTCCATGTTTTTAGGGGTTTTGAATTAAACATTAAGCAAATGTACAAAGGTTTGTATTCAATGCAAATAAATTATTAGTAATTAATTAATTTAAATTCAATCTAAATAATAGACCTTTGAATAATCAGATATTTCAGAAATTATTACGGTTGTAACAAAATTGTCTATTTATGCCTAAAGGCGGAAAAAGAGAAGGATCGGGGAGAAAGCCAAAAGTTAACGAAGTCAAGCTTGTTGAAAGTATGGATGCTATATCGGTCCCTGATGAAATATGGCGCGCGCTTTTGTACAAATGTAAACAAGGCGATACTGGTGCCTTAAAATTGTGGCTTAGTTATCGGTATGGTTTACCTAGGCAACAAGTCGATATTACTACCAATGGGGAATCCATAGCCCCGCCGATCCAATGGCTAACTAAAGGGATCGAGTTTAAAGATGTAGAGTCGATAGAATTTGATCCCGTGGATAGTATTAAGATAGGCATCCAATCCCTTGAAAATGAGGGGGATATGTAACAATATGTATCAATATAGGGGGGGGTATGTTAATGAGTGTATGCAACAAGGTTGCAAATACCAAATGCCCAAAATTCAGATATTCAAAAAAGGGGGTACCCCTTATCCTGAGTGTACAGGAATGAAACGGAAAATCAAAATGGTGAAAATTCAGATATTCAATGATTCAGCTCTTACCTGACTACAAGCCTTTATTCTATGAGAATCCTGAGACTAGGTACTACTTGATTACGGGTGGTCGTGGTTCGGGTAAGTCATGGACATTGGCCTTGTTTCTCTTGAACTTGACTTATGAGAAGGGTCATGTGATATTGTTTACTAGATGGACCTTGGTGTCTGCGTTTATTTCGATTATCCCTGAGTTTATTGATAAGATTGAGATAATGGGTAAAGAGGCGGATTTTGAGATTACTCAGACGGAGATTATCAATAAGCGGACTGGGTCAAAGATATTGTTTAGGGGTATTAAGACGAATCATGGTACTGCGACTGCGAACTTGAAGTCGATTGCCAATGTGACGACATGGGTATTGGATGAGGCTGAAGAATTGGGTGATGAGGATGTGTTTGATAAGATTGATTTGAGTATCAGGGCTAAGGATAGGCCGAACAGGGTAATCTTGGTGATGAACCCTAGTTTCAAGAGTCATTGGATATATAAGCAGTTTGTTAGGGATAAGAGAAGTGATACTACTTATATCCACACGACATACTTGGATAATAAGCAGAACTTGAGTGAGTCGTTTGTGAAGGCTGCTGAGAAGTCGAAGTTGGAGAATCCTCACAGGTATGCTCACTTGTTCTTGGGGGTGTGGTTGGATGACAAGGATGGATTGCTGTGGAACAGGGAGATTATTAAGAAGGCTAGGTTGGCAGAGGCACCGAACCTGCATAGGATTGTGGTGGCGTTAGACCCTGCGGTGACTGCGAACATGGATAGTGATGAGACAGGTATCATCGTGTGTGGTAAGGACAGGGATGGGAATGCGTATGTGTTGGAGGACTTGAGTGGGAAGTACTCACCGAATCATTGGAGTAAGATTGCTAACGATGCTGCGTTCAGGTGGAATGCGGATTGTATTGTGGCGGAGAAGAACCAGGGTGGAGACATGGTGGAGGCTGTGTTGAAGAGTCAGGGTGTTGGAACGAGGGTGAAGTTGGTGTCGGCTACGAAGGGGAAGTATGTGCGAGCGGAGCCTGTGTACTCGTTGTATGAGCAGGGGAAGGTGTACCACGTAGGGTCGTTCCCTGCGTTAGAGAATCAGATGGTGAGCTTCGATCCTGAGCGAGGGAAGTCACCCGATAGAGTGGATGCGTTGGTATGGGGATTGACTGAGTTGATGGTGAAAAAGAAGGGTGAGGGGTTTGTGCTGATAAGGGGGAAATTATTTAGGTAAAATTTGTACTTTTACAAATAAAATAGAAATAGATGAATCTTCTCAAGGCATT